CAAAACCACCATAAAGTGGCAATGTGAATCTGTCATATCCATCATCCAACACTTGTTTATAGGTGGCATTTTTAGCAGTAATAGATGTTCCAGCAAAACGTGAGCCAGATACGTAAACCACCCTGCTGTCCATATCTTGCAGCTCATCTAAAGAGAAAATCCACATGTAATCTAGATAATCGGATACTCCACCAAACGATGTTGCAGTATTGAGACCTCCTGGTTTTGCTCTAAGTAAATCAATATTGCTCTTTTCATACCTAGTGGCACTAGCGCCGTATTTGGTAGAATCAAATCCCCAATATGCTTTCTTGGCATTCTTGACATTTTGTTCCATACTGGAACTTCTAAACGCAATTGTCGGGTATACAAAAGAAGCCGTAAATTTGCCCGGGAGACCGCCATACAGGCTTGCGAAGACACCCTCCTCGTTGTCGGGGATCCCCGGGAAATTATGGGTCGTCCCGTGCGAACTGGTACCGACAGCCGGTTGGCCAAAGGCGCCTTTAGTACTTCTTCCGGTAACAAAAGAAGCGGATTGGATAGGTGCGGCGCCATGACCATCAAGTTCGACAACGTTGTCCAAATCGCCTTTTATATCATAGGTATAAGCCGACCCAGAAAATATCATAAAGCCCTTATATCGCGGAGGCGCATAAAATCCAAATGGAAGTGACAAGGGGTTAACTCGGGCGCCGCCGACTGCTTCGTCCACTTCAACTCTAACAAAGTTTGAATTATTCCTATAATCTCCATATACAGTATATCTTCGTTCTGTGTCATCCCACGTCATGTATTGGTCGCCAATAACCCTTGAAATATATTTAGGATCATTAGGATTAAGATTCACATTACTAAATCTTTCCAGCACGCGCACACGATTATCATTATCTTCCATCTTCCTAACTATAACCGTGAAAGTGCCATATTGACTAAACTCATTTTTCGAGTAATCAACATCTTGAATAGAAATTTTAATATTGTTTTGATTCCACTCTCCAGAATCCAATGAATGAAACCTAAACAACTTTTGCATATTGGCCGCTTTAAACTGCACATAATCATTATTTAAGTCTTGTGCAAACACCCATCCAGTTTTAGAGGCGCCAGTGCCGTCGCCAGTCGCTGTCGACCCTTGTAACATCTGGTGAGGCTTGTAAGTGGAATCCCCTAGAGGAAGAATTATACCAGCATGAGTAGTCGCGGTAGCGGACGATAATGCACCACATACATTCTCTAGATTGCGCTCATATGTTTCACCGAGCCAATAATTTTTTATATTCGAACCCTGGGTAATGTCTGTGTTTACCAATGTGGGGTCTGTGTTGAAAACTTTTCTAATATACTTATTAGAAGTTTCATCAAAATTAAATGTAGCTGTCATGACAGGCGTGCCATATCCGTCACATTTATCGTTCGCTTCCGCAATAATCGCCTTAAACTCATAGTTTGTCCCTACGGGCGGAATGAATTCAGCCACGCCATGGATTCCGGATGGACTTCCGTGGCCGGTGAAAGTCGTGGTACCACTAAGACGGACATGACCGCTATCTACATACCAAATAGCAGCAAGAGTACCGGTATTTGCTGGATTAGCAAAGTGTTCTGCACCACTAGACGCGCTAGCAATAATAAATAAACCATACGTGCCGCCATTTGAAGCGTTCATTCCGGAGTTGTCGTTCGTGGTTTTCCAACCTGCGGCGCCGCCAGCTTGTGTTGAGCCAGCCGCAGTGTGCTCTGCACCGAGCAACCTAACAAACGTTAAAGGAGCATTGTTCTTAAGCCATGCTTGCGCTGCATATGTTGCGTACATTGGAGCAGATAAATTTTCACCTCTCCATGGGTCATTTACATCGCCACCAGGAGTTGGAGTTCCAAACATATCAACAAATTCTGAAAATGAATTTACTTGTATGGGGCGCAGGGCCGGCCCGCGCTTAGCGCGACCGATGACCAGTGGCCCTAGGGTTGCCGGAACTCTTGGTAATTGCGAATTATCAATTTCGTCAATAAATATCCCCGGTGATACAAACTTAAACTTTTTAACTGACATATCTATAAGTCTCCTTTAACTCGAAATCTATTTCTTAAATAAATAGTAATGTAAAAAACCAAATTCCTTTTATTCTCTATAAAATCCTCTTCTATCAATATGTTTTGGTATATCTCCATAAATAACTCGTTCCCTTGGAAGTTTGACTTCTACAGCATTTTCTCTAATAACAATTTTAGGTTTTTCTTGGTTTTTTCCCTCGCCAATAAGATGGCCAAGCACTTTTAAATCAATTTTTGTTTTATAGGAGCGCTCTTCTTCTCCCATCGAATCAATATTGTTTTCTTGAACAAAATCTTGCTGCACAAACGCATCAAATCTATGATTGTCTCTTTCGACAACAACAAAATTAATTCCTCCTGGGATTGTTATAAATGGAGTTACTAAATCATTCATTTGTTCTTGATATTCTGTGCGTAAAGTTATTGAATACATGATAGTAACATACACTGGCATAGGAATTGTCATAGTTTCGTAAACAATTTTTTTATTTACTCTCGGAGAATTAGCTTGTTTTGGGCCAGAATTTGTTCTTAAATTAAATGAATCGGCATTAGCAAAATTTGAAGTCTTATCTTGATTAATTCTTCTCGCAATCGTAATTGATCCACCCTTATAGTCATTAACAGGATATACGTTTCCCCACGCAGTACCTTTGTTGTTTGGGTCTTTTGTTATTGAAGTGCGATTAACTGTAATTAAAGGTAATTTTAATGTTTCTAGCTTATCGTGCAATTCTTTATTGTGTTTCATTTGAAAAGCGCGCTCGGGTGATACCCACAATACCGGTACTTTTTTAAAGCCCTCATTCGTGGTGGTAAATATATTTATATTATCAATCCAATCACGTACAGCAAAATCAATTGTCTCAATCGTAGAAGGCATAAAAGGAATTTCGCGAGTTTGCACGTGCGCATCTGGAACTTGTCTTTTTGAATTGGGTGTGTCGCCAACTTTATATTCTTTGCTCATGTTGCTGTTCCTTATTTACTATTAAATAAACTCTCGCGGGCTCTAAGGCACTTAGCGGATATTTCCATTTTATGCTGTGCTTGGCCAAATATCTGTTTGGGTTCATTTAGCGTCACAATTTCAAAAAATTCATCACCATAACCAACAAAATCTCCAACTCGCACAAACATGTCTTGATCTTCTGTTAATCTTCTTTTGTGAAAGTGTATAGTGATTGAAGGTCGTTTATCAATTCCAAATCCATCTGTTGTTGTGGTGTGTCCTTCCCAGTCGATCAATACATATATTCGAACAGGCGGTAAAAATGTCTTTTCTATGGCCTCCCCGTATAAAGAGTGAAAATTGGTATGCATTATATCTATTGGATAATAAAGCACTTGCTGACCAATCACTCGTTCAATAAGTTCATCATTAACTTGCTTAACAAGATCTCGTTCCTTTTTGCCAAGAAATAAAGGAGGAGGTGGCTGATCAGGTTGTGACCATTTATTATTTGCCATCTTCTGTTACCCCACATAAACGCTTAAGGGTATGCGTTCCTGTATTTTGTTGACAAAATCAACTGTTGATGCATCATTTTCTGCGAGCTTTGAGTATAATAATTCATCAAGAACTGTTTTTAATTCTTCTCTTAGTTTTTCTTGTTCTTCTTTTCCTTGAGATACTAAATCTGCACCATTTAATGTAACGCTTTCACCTGGAATTGGAATAGTGGTAAATTTGTTTCGAATATTTCCTAATATTTCTTTACATAGTGCTATTGCAAATCTTCTAATCCATTGTTTGCCAATTGAATTAATTTTTCTATATGGAATATTTTCAAATGGCAAAGTATTCATATTGTTGATACCATCAGCGCCGGCGTTGCCACGTGAAGTGTCCGTAGTCCATGGATCTTCCTCTACATAAAATTCCATCCAGAATTTGTCTGGACTTGAATCTACAGGAGATGGATATAATTTTAATTTATTATTTTTAATTTCATACGAATAATGAGAATTTCTTGTCCATATGGCATCTTCAAAGGCCATAGCTTGAGCTTTATTCTGCCACGCAGGTATTAATTCAAATGTAGAATCATCTGCGAATTGACCGTAGCTGGCTAAATCACCAACAGTATTTAAACCACCATAATAACCATAAAATCTCCACATTGCATGCGGAGTTTTATAAAAAACTTTTGTAATGTGAATTCTTTTATCTCCTACTTTTCCATAGTATGGAAAAGCAGAATTATCGCTATTATCAGCTGAAGAAGAAATTAATTGTTGCAGATCATATTCTTGTTGACCAGTCACAGTGTTAAACGATGCTGAATATATATTTTTCTCTCCACCAAATCCAGCGCGCGAAGAAAGACCTCTTGCAACTTTTTGTGCATACATAAATTCAACTCTAGGAAATTTAAGTCCTATGTTTGATCCCGACAAATTGTCACCTTTTTCTAGTTGCCCATGTTGATCAAACGAGCCAGTTGAAGCGCCCAACATATTTGAAAGAGAATTTTTTGCCTGATGTATATTAACAATATAAGAATATTCCAATACAGCTTCTTCGTAAGCTGCATAGACATTCCCTTCTGTTAGTTCGATATCTAATACATCTCCACCTAATTTTTTATAAGTATAAGCAACTTGATCTACAGCTCCAGAAAGAAAAGCATGTGAGCCGGTATATATCCCTATTGCAAATGGGAGAGTTCCTGTGACATTACTATGACTTCCAGTAGTGGGTAAAATAACAGCGCTTGTTGTCTGCTTGGGCGTTAAAGTAGGTCGAGCCATTCATTTAGTTCTCCTCTCCTATAATTAGTTACCCGCACTTCAAAAAATCATATTTAGTTTTTCTTCGTAGTTTTTCTTTTCGTAGTTTTTCTTTTCGTAGTTTTCTTTTTTAAATCTGGTGATTTTTTCCGGGGCGAATTTTTGGCAGATCGCGATTTTGGCTTTTGTTCAGATATGACAGATTTGTCGGTTTCCTTTACTACAACTTTAGGGGCTTTTTCAACAATTTCTTCTTTTTCAACTTCAGCGGTTGTGATGGTTGTATTTTCTAATGCTGCTTTAAACTTTGCAAACTTTGTTGCAAACTTCCTCACAAATTTTGGACTAGTTACGCGGCGTCTTTTCTTTCCCATGGTAAGCTCCTTTTCTTCTTGATATTGTAAAA